TTCATAAAGGAAGCAGTAAGGATGAGGCTTGATGAGATTGAGGAAAAGGTCGTTCAACTTGAAAGAATTAAAAAAGCTCTTGAAAAAGAGTAGTGATATTTACCGAACTCTTTCGGTATGTGATTTAAACAACGCTAAGTTTATTCTGGGTTGAAGGAAACGGTTTCCTTTCGTTTTAACGAACCGTTCCTTCATTATAAACGCATAGACCGTTATAGAATAGGTTATTTTTTTGTGTAATATACCCTTGTGGCCATTTTAACCTGATTGTTCTCAAAATAACTAACTCAAGAATAGAAAAAGGAAAAAAATTAAATTTATTTTAGCAATTCCCTTATTTCGTCAATGCTGTTACAGAGCTGGCTCGCCTGCAATATGAGGTTCAGCTCTGTTTCTATCCTTCCGACCTCGCTTCTCAGCTGGGTGATCGTTTCGCACTCGTGGGCTCTCGTCACTGTGAAAGAGTATCCCTTTATTGTGTTTATCATCTGTTCCCTGAAGGATTCAATATCCCCTGATTCTTCCAAAAGTCCTAAAACATACCTTTTCGACATCAAGCCGCCTCAACTTCTATTGTAGGATAGGGCGAAGGTATAAAAAACTGTAGAGAGCGTTATTGTAAAAAAGAACAATTCCCCCCCGATATTGTTAGGGGGTTCTAATATATAAAGATATGGAAAAAAATAAGGAAAATAGGGAAAAAAATAAATTTTCCATGGGAGATTTCGCAAAGAATTAATCAGACATTACATAAGAGATATATAAATTTGAAACTGTTCTCACCACATTACCTATTGTTGTAGTTGTTATAACAAATTTGATATATGCGTTTGCCGAAACAGAAGAAGTTCCCACATTTATCGTGTCGGTGTATGTTGCCCCAGTTGTAGCAGTAACATCTCTTATCTGAACATCATCCGAACCATTAATGCTGTAATAGACCTTTATATGGTCGCCTGATACTAAATTACTGCAAGTGTATTTTATCTTTCTGAAAGTTATATACCTGTCTAAAAAATGATTAATGTATGTAGTATCTGTGTAAGTAGAACTGCCCCCTGACCCCGTGACTATTGTCCCAAGTTCTATATATGTCTGTTCAGTCAAAGGACGAGGAGTTATATCCCTCTCATCAGTAACACTTGAAACATCCCCGCTTGCGGTCACGACAGTTGCAAGAAGGATTGCATCGTCAGGCACTGTTGCTGTTGTGGAAGATGTTAGATAAGTGGCCCCATTGTCAGAATGCAAGAATATATAATTTGTTGTATTATTTTCCATTGTCATTGATTCAGCAGCATCAGAAACAACCTGATACATCCCACTGGTTGCATCTTTCACATATGCAGTTCCAGCCGAAACTGAAACGTCAAGCCCAGTGTCATCTGTTACCTCAAATCCTGTTTTGACAAAACTTGAGAAGTGATCGCCAAAATACTGCCTGAAATCTGCCGAACTTATATCCTGCCCCGCAACTACTTTTTTAGTAAATGACATAATTTTAACCTCATGAAAATGTTATCGTGTAGCTGACCGTGATGGTCTTCGTGTTGTTGAATGTCTTTGTCGGATCTAAAACAGCATGAGTTAGAAGGTCAGTCCCGTTTGCCGCAAATAACCCAATCTCCGCCCACGTTGCATAGTAGTCGGTTTCTGTCGAGTCGAAGAAGAAGGTGGCCGCAGCAGCAACTGACGAAGTGTCGTTGTTCAGCGAACCGGAAACTGGAGCCTTGTTCGCCCCAACTTGGGTTCCAAGGGCCGTGTCACCAGCATCTGCGGCGGTGTCATCCGTTCCTACTGCAATATAACCGATGACGTGCTTGTCCTCGTCATAATCCCCCGTCAGCACGTCAGCAAGTGCTGTCTTCATTATTGTTGTTATCAGATTTGAATGACGGCTCTCTGAAATGATGTTGCCGTCAAGGTCACGCTCAATTATTGTGAATGTTCCTATAATTTTCGAATTTTCATTTATTGCCATTTGCTCACATCCCAAATCGCTTCTGTGTCGTCATACTGTGGGGTGTAATCGGTAGCCGCCTCAATCAATGTTGCTGAATCTGCCGGTGTCACTGTTTCAGCCCCTGCGAGATAGTCATTTGACAGATTTGAATCAAGGTACATCGCTTTTATTTTGAGCTTACGAAGGTCAGCAAACAACCCTGCAAACGTTGTATAAAAGTCAAATGTTGGTGTTGTGTGTATTTCGACAGTTGATATTGTGGGCTCTGTGAAGTTCATGCTTGTGGATAATATTGTCTGGTCTTCAAGGGTTGGCAGACCAGTTATAAGCAGGGACACCACGTCGCCTGAACGGAACCTATCAAACTTGCTTTTTACAACAAGGTCGGAAGTATGCTTCAATGCGTATTCGGCCACCTTCTGTGTCGCAAGGTCTTCAGCCGTTGAGAAGTCTTCAATGTTCGGATCAGCGACAAGGACATCAGTATAATAATCTCCGGCTATCTTTTGGCTTGCATTGCTTGACTTGATGATTTGCACGCCGTAATATGTCTTGAAGGCCAGTAAACCAGTCCTGTCAGTCCAGCTTGATGTCCCGTCAGTTGAGTCCTCGTGCCCGTTTGCTGTTGCGTTGTCATGATAAATCTGATAAGTGTTTGATGAGTCCCTTCCGACGAGCTTGAAGACAATCCAGTAGGTCGTGGCCGTTGATAGCTGTGCATCGAGCATTGTCGACTGAACCCACGCAGCATCTGTTGAAATGTTGTCGGCGAGGAATTTTCCCCATGTTACCACATCACCTAACGGATCGCCGGCCCCGTCATCTTCCACTATCTCAAACGATAGGTCTTCGGTCATTTCCCCGACCTTTTTTATATATGCCGAAACATAGAGCAGGTTGTTCTTTGAAACGGTGAAGGACGAAGCGTAGTATTTCGCATAGGTGTCAATGGCTGTTGTCGCTGTTGCATTGTTGACATCGAGGTATTTCTCTTTCCCGCCAATGACATAAACCCTGTCATAATGCTTGTAACTATCCTTTTGTATCCTTGCCGAAATCAGCTCATCAGAGCTTATCGTGTGGTCGGAGGCCATGGAAGAATTATCATAAAAGTGAAGGTCGTCATTTTCGTCAACATAGAAGTCCGCACCGACAAGCGTTGCAAGCATCTCGACGCAGTCGCCCACATATTCCCATGCAAATTTTATGTTCGGGATAGTTTCAACGAAAGTTGCGACGTTTGTGTATGTTATGTCTGGGCAGTAATTGTTCAATAGGGATTGTATTATTGCAGTTGGTGTCATGTTGATATATTCTTGAATACCTGCCACCATAGTTTGCCCAAGCCTGAAAGTCCCGTAATCCACACCCTGAATTATCATTGTGTTCTCGTTGACTCTTGGCAAATCAAATTCAATCGAAGTTATAATGCCATGAAATATCTTTGTTGTTGGATCTTCAGTATATCCTAAATAAAAGTAAACATCATCACCTATTGCAAATCTTTCTGAATAGGTGCCTTCATTGTTGTATAATCTTATCTCAAACTCGTCAGAGCGTTTGCCCAGCTGGTCAGTTATGCTTGCACTTTCGATAATGTCCGCCCCGTAGAGGTCAGTTGTGGTGACACCATGAAGTATTGATATTCCCCAGTATTTGGGTATTGAGAAGTCGCCTGCAACTTCAACTGTGGCTGAAATCCCGATTCCCCCTTCTGGGTTTTCAGTATAAGTCGACCAGTCATTTCCGACAGTTGCCGCAATGCCTATACCAAAATCAAATGAACGTGCAAATTTTAATAATGTGTAAACTTCCCCAGATATCCCTATCCCAGCGTTAGTTTCTTTTTCATAGCCAGAATAAGCCACATCTGCCGATATCCCTATCCCAGCTTCGACAGAGCGTGAGAAGGTGGCGGAGGTCGAAACTGAACCGGCAATACCCAATCCAGCTTCAACACTTCTTGAGAATGTTGCAGAAGTTGAAACTGAACCGGCAATACCCAATCCGGCGTCAACTGACTTTGAGTATATCCTTTGAAGTGTTGCACTTGCGGATAGTCCAATACCTGCTTCAATACTTTGTGAAAATGTGCCCGTATGGGTGATGGCTGCCGCAATACCTATACTTGATGAAACGGAGCGGTTGAAATCCGATTGTGTCGATATGGCCGCAGCAATTCCTATTCCTGATGTGACTGTTCCTGTGTGGGATGTTGAAGTGGGCCAAACAGGATAAACTTGAATTGGTGGGCTTCCGATTGTTACCGCACCGTCTATTGTGATGAAGGTTGAATAATTCTGAACATTATTATAAACTGCTGTGATGAAGTCGGCGGATTTTACATCACTAAATAAAAAGAAATTGTCCGCCAAACCAGCATAATAATCAACAACACCGGTTTTATAATCCCACCTACCTATTTGAGCGCCGGCATCGTAAGTAGAATTATATGAAACCGTGCCGACATTATTTGCAACGTAGCCATACCTTGATGTATTTTTATACACCCAACAATTAGCTTTACTTGAATGGTCATATACCCAAGAAATTAAATTCCATTCATTATTTGTCCATTTTGCAGAATTGTTGCTTACATCAAAAACAGATGCGTTACCATAACATCTTAAATATCCTCCATCTTTGTGTCGCCATCCCCAATGATTTGGGCCGATTTGAACCTTACCTCTAACATTAAAAGATTTATCAGAAGCAGTCGGTTTTAACCAAGCCATTACTGTGTAATTATCTGTTGTCCCGAAACTTGTATAACTTGTTATTCTTGAACTCGTGCCGTTAAATGAAGCCGACTTTTTTCCACCAATGGCCGTAGTTGTAGAATAAGTAATATTTACTCCACTACCCTCATCAGCAGAAGCAGAACTGTCTGTGAGATTGTCATTAAAATGAAATATTGCTATACCATTAGTCCAGACCTTTGTCTTGCTTTCAGTTCCTGTTATAGCAGGTTGCCCATACCAGAAATAAATAACGGTGTCGGCAGTTGAACTTAAATCAACTTTTACATAAAAGATGGCGTCTGTTGCACT